GAGGATAAGCATCCTAATATCGGCAGCACTACTACAAGCGGCAAGCCAACATCAATGGAAATGCAAAGATACGGTAATAACCCAATGAACAACCAGTCTGACACTCACCACCACAACTTGCACAGACGAATTGGTCTATAAAGGATTTAGATTATGTAGCAATAGTGTATATGGACAGACTCAACGACAATAAAATTAACCAGTACATTACTGACTTTACACAGGAGCAGTCTAAGTTGTTTAGCGAGTTAAAGGAAGCGCCAACTCTGGAACAGGAAGGACCTATAAAAAAAAAGCTCAATACTGTAAACAATATGGTGAAGAGCTTGTACGACTTTAGGACAATATTAAGAAAAGAGAAAGAAAAGGAAATCTAAAATATTGTGACAATATATAAATGCCACAATATTTATACAGACCGCTGGCCATGGGATCTGCGACTCTTATCCATAACGAGTCGAAGCTTAAATCAGGAAACGCACAGATAGTGCCAGGCACAGGATTTGCTGTCCCTGAAAGAGTAGCAGAAAAAGTAGGAGACAACCTACAACTGTCTGGTCGACTACAGGACAAAATTGGTAAACTCAAAACAGACGACAAAGCTGCAAAAAAGAAAAAGCTGAAAGAGAACAAGCCCATTGTCTTTTCTATTTAGACGTGCGTTCTTTGATTTTTTTTTCTGGTGAATGTGTATAGAATGTCCGGAGACTCGCTTGTATTTGACATGTCACAAATGACCGAGGGGTCACCTTCTGTTTTCGTAAAAAGAGACTGGCTTAGCATCCAGGACCAACAGAACGGTAACTACGGAGGTAACCAACTTGTAATTGATACATCTCAGCTCGCAAACAGTAATAAATACATGGCATACCGTGAGGCGTACTTGACTATGCCCCTTACTCTTGCTGTATCAGCACCTATTGTCGATGTTGCTGCCCAGACAGTTGCAGGTACTGTAGACGCATCGGGAGGAAATATCATTAACCTAGCAGCCGCACTTTCTAGAGGATTCATTGGAGCAAATGTTACTCTCACACCAGGTGGTTCAAGAACAATTGTAGCTATGTCTTCAGACGGAAAGACTGTCGAAGTAGACGGTGCAGCACTTGCGACAGGAGCAGTTAGTCTCGTCACTCCAGCAAACTACACGGGTATGTCAAGTTACCTCGGATCTATTGAAGCTGGTGACCAAGACGGACCAAAAGGTGCTGCACAGACATTTGGTGTAGGACTTAAGTCTTGGTTCGGTAACTTAATCCACTCTATGACTTTAGACTACGCAGGAACAACCATTATTCAACAGACACCATGGCAATCAATGTGGACCATGTTTGGACTAATGACTACTCTCAGTCTAAGCGACATCGAATTAAATGCATCTACCATTGGTTTCTACCCTGACTCTGCACAAGGCTGGTCATACCAGTCAAAAGACAGTAAATCAGGACAAGGTACTTGTAATAACCTTTCTGCTGGTTCTCTTGATGGACAAATAGACCCTGCAACAGGTACTATCGGTGGTAACCCAGGTATGCTAACCAGGTTCACAAATACCCTTATTAACCCACGTGCAATTGCAGGTGGTGCGACAGACGAAGGAGCAAAAGCTTTCTATCAAATGCAATCTGCCGCAACAATGGACCAATTGTGGAGATCACGAGTTTACCAGACTTACCGACAAACTGCTGATTCTCCTGCACAAAACTACGCCGGCATTGTTTACCAGATTGAGGCTATTGTTCTATTGAAACACTTACATCCATTCTTCAGCCAGGTTCCTCTTCTTAAGGGTGTTTTCTTCCGACTTACTCTTAACCTTAACCAGCCTGAGGTAGTACTTACCATGCTTGCCGGATCAGGAGCACAAAAGATTTCATCAATAACCAGTCCTCTTGGAGGTGTTGTACCAATTATTGTTGCGTCGAGCGATGACACTCGCAAAACCAACTTGCAATCTCTTTCATCATCTCAATCTGTTAATGAAAAAGTCAGCTTCTTGCCTACCGGAGCAAGTGCTTTCTGCCCTAATCCTCTTTCTGACCTTACTGCCCGCATTACCCTCAATGTTGGTAACACTATTATCAGCCAGACTCAAAGAAACTCTCTTCCTAACGTCACGACAGCACTTGACAGATCGTGCCAGCTTTACGTTCCCGCTTTCACTTTCAACCCCAGTTTCGAAGAAGCTTACTTGTCCAAGCCTACGAAGTCAATCGTATACACAGATATTTACCAATTCACTACAACTACTGTCAAGACCGCAGGTCAGTTTAATTTCCTTTTAACCAACGGTATCAGTAACGTAAAGAGTGTGCTCATCCTTCCTTTCTTCCCACAAATCAAGACAGATGGAGAACTAGGCAGTTCTGAAAATGTTTCTTACCCACCATACCAAAGTCCTTTCGATCCTGCCGGAACTGGACCAGTCAGCCCAATGATTGCTCTTCGTAACTTCAACGTAGTTGTTGCCGGTCAGAACATGATATACAATACTCAACAGTATAACTTTGAGCAATTCTTGAACCAACTTGTAGGTGTCAACTCTGTAAACGCCAACTTGACTGATGGTCTTACCAGCGGTCTTGTTGACTTTATGTCTTGGCAACAATCTTACGGATACTACTACGTCAACTGCAGCCGCATGCTTCCTATCGATGAGGCTGTTCCCAAGAGTATTTCTATCCAAGGTACAAACATGTCCACAGCGAGTGTTCAATTCTTGTGCTTCATTGAATACGGGGTCCAAGTATCCGTTGACGTTCTAACGGGCGCAAGAGTGTAAATTCAAAAATAACAATATAAAGAAAATATCAATGACTATATTGGCACCGGCCATTTTCTCTTAATCTCTTAATTAGTATAAAAATATAGTAATTAAATCTTCATTTCTGGCGCATCCAATACGACAGGAATAGTAGCGCAAACTCTGCATAAGAGCTCTTTATTTGATCCGATACAATCTGAGCAATAAGAGCCAGGGCAGGTTGGGCAAAGAGCCATTTTATCATACTTCATAAGTCTGCATTGGTTACAATAATGTCTCGGGCAAATGCAATCCTGGTTCATCTTTACGTGTGAACCATAACGGAATATCGCTGTCTTGTCTATATGTTCCTTTAACGAAACAATAGACTTCTCTGTTTCGTGCTCCATGAATCTGTAGTATACTTCTTCGAAATAAGAAGTATGCTTGAATACCTGAAAGTAGTCCCAGCACTTTCTGTGGTAAACCTTTGGGCATCCAGAGACACCGCAAACCTTAGGAAAGTCACCAGCTTCTAAATCGAAGTCTTCCTTGCACACAAAGCACTTGTCCTCTATGGTAGGACTTCTGCAAATGTCCTTTCTTCCGTACCTGTTCCAGTAAGAATACCAGACATTGTTTGCATACTTCTCTTCGTTCTCGTAACCTTTACCAAACTCAGTTTCGATGAATAAGGAAGCCTTTTCTTTTAAGTCCTTGTGAAAAGGAGGAGATTCGAACGTACAATTCCTTCCTCTCTTTTGAGGCTTGGTGTACTCAACTAATCTCTCTAGCTGAGTCTCTGTAGTCTGTGGACTTCCGTACCACACGGGAGGACCCCGATTTCTTGCACTGTTTCTCCGTAATGGCATGGGGTTTGATTATGAAACGACGAGGATTTCAGAAAAAATGAAATTTTTTTTTCACTCGACAGTTTACCCCCTTACTGTCTCTTCTCCCGGTTCCTGTTCATCTGACAAAATTGTTCCCAATAGCTCTTTTGGAAGAGGTATCTGTTTCGGCTTGTCTTTGCTTAGAAAGAAATGCTTCAATATCCACTCATTTTTCTTGTAGTCTAAACTGTTGTTAAGGTCTTCGAAAGGAGATAAGAACTCTTCTGTATCCTTTTTAAGTGAAGATGAAGCAAATCTTTTGTCGTTCACGTAATGTGCCCACGCAAGTTGGTAAAATCCACACGCTTCGTTAACAAGACTTTGAACATCCTTTGTAGGATGCCAAGGTGCCACACCGAAATTATCCTTTATTAGTTTTGTTACTATCTTGGGAGGTCCCTTCCCATAAGAGTCGAAGTAGACACACGATTTGTGCCCGTTGTTCGGTACTCTGCATTGAAATCCAACCCAGTGAGTACCTTCGTTGGCTTCTCCGTCGTCCCCTACTCCGTCTTCTAAGTTTACGCAATAGTATTTATTCGGCTTTAGTTTCTTAGGTAGCATGTCTTTAAATCCACAGAACTCTAGTGGTATTTTCATTTTTGGTGCTAAAGTCTCTATTTGATCGTTCGTTAACATTATATACTCTCATAATATAATATTATCTGCACTTTTAAACTTACGCGTAAAGTCCTGATCCTTCCATTCTTTCTGCTAAAGCAGGTGGAAATTCAGTGTGGAAAAAGAAGTTCTCGCTGTCTGCTTGAGACCTTAGAGCGGGGTTTCTCATGCAAAGAAGAGAACCTCCAGCACCAACATTAGTGATCCCTGTCATGCCTGGACTTGGTCCGATAGCACCACCAGCGACAAAGCCTCTTCCTCTATTTGATAGCTTAGTCTCAATCGTGTCAATGGCTTGGCGAACTCTCGAACCTCCTCTCCTTCGTGGTCTGTTTTCGCCAATGTCTTCAATAAGATCGATGACCTTTCTTTTTGCTGATCCTCCCGATGCGTATAAACCACGACCGGCGTACAAGCCTTCTCCGCCAGATGCCATTGCTGCTTCAATAGCGGATTCTGCTGCTTTCTTCGCGACAGACTGTACAGCTTTGTTATTCGCGATTTTGCCCATTGTCTTACCGATTTTCTTCATCTTGATTTTTCCACCCGATGCTCCGGCGAACAAACCTTCTCCGCCAGATGCCATTGCTGCGTCAATAGCTGATTCTGCTGCTTTCTTCGCGACAGACTGTACAGCTTTGTTATTCGCGATTTTGCCCATTGTCTTGCCGATTTTCTTCATCTTGATTTTACCACCCGATGCTCCGGCGAACAAACCTTCACCTCCTGATGCCATTGCTGCGTCAAAAGCGGCTTCAGCAGCCATATTAGCGACAGACTGAACGTTCTTGTTTTTTGCAATACTGCCAATAGTATGGCCAATTTTCTTCATCTTGATTTTACCACCCGATGCTCCGGCGATAAAGCCTTCTCCACCAGATGCCATTGCTGCGTCAAAAGCGGCTTCAGCAGCTCTCTTTGCGACGGACTGAACGTTTTTGTTACCCGCAATGTGCTTCAAAGTATTGCCGACTTTCTTCATCTTGAGTTTACCTCCAACGTGATCTGGGTGACCTAATGCACCTCCAGCAACGAAACCACTTCCTGCGTAGGCACCCATGGCTTTCTTTGTTCCGTATGCAGCTCCTGCGTAGCCTAAAGGACCAAGTTCTGGTGCGGCTGCAGCAGCGAGGTCACCAGCAGTTTGAGAAACTACGTCTTGAACAATAGGGTTTCCTGCTACTTTTTTAAGTCCTTTGTTGACGGACTTCGCAGCGTGCTTGAAAGAGAACTTACCTCCAGCCATTATGCCGGTTCCTCCAGCACGATTAGCGTGAATTTCTTCTGCACCAAGCTTAATGACGGCTTTTGCGCCTCTTTTTCCTGCTTTTAAGAGCTTCTTAAGGTTATCCTCACCGAGGATGGCTCCAACTCCGTGACCTTTTGCGCCTAACATAGCGCGAACGGCATGCCCATTGCGGAGTTTAGACAATACCGCTTTGCTCATGTCTGCTAAATG